GAGTTCGCGCACTTTGGCTTCGGCGTCGCGATCTTTGGCTGCGAGTATTTCGGCCTGTTTGGCCGCCCACGCTTTTTGTGCTTCGGTCACGCGCCTGTCTGCCTCGCGCTGAAGTTCGCGTTCGAACTCTTCTTTTGTGAACACGGTTTTATCTGCCGTGCTCGACTGCTGATTGGTTCCAGTTCCGGTTTGCGAACCCGCCGCATTCCCGCCGTTTCCGGCGTTTGCCGTCGCGTTTCCGCCTGCCGTGCCCTGTGGTTCGTTTGCCATTGCTTTTGTCTCCTGTGTTGTCGTTTTGCCAAAAAAAAACGCCGCACCGAGCGGCTGGATACGCTCGATGCGGCGATGATCCGAACTATTCGGATGCTGGCCTACTTCATTGCTTCAATTTTATAGCCTGCGCGCCGGAGCACGTCTTCCTCATATCGTAGCAACGGCAACAACATGCGCCGGTGCGCGAGCAATAGTTTTATGAATCCGTCGTTGCGCCGGATTTCGTCACGCACAAGTTCGGACTCTTCAAACCGCGATTGTTCTACCACACTTTCCTTTTCGTTTTCAACAGGTTTTTTCATACAAAGTTTTATGCCCTCCACGGGTTTCTGATTTTCACCAGATCCGTCTTTGCCTGTTCATCGTTGTCCGACGCGTTCATGTTCGCCAATGCGAACGCGCGCACGGCGAACTGTTCAAGCGGTTCTTTTGATTCAACTTCAAAATGATGTCCGACAATTGTCGTTGTCTGTTCTCCGGGACATTCTTTGCAATGCCGCGTAGACATGCAATAGTTCACATGCGCCAGATTCACGATGATTGGACCCTGTTCGGTGTCGATGAAGATCGGTATCCACATTTCGTTATAACTCGGCCTCTGCCATGCGTGCCGCCGTGTCCTCGGCCCATTTCGCCGATTGTTCGCGAAGATTCTCCAATCCGGCCTCTGTCGAGTATACCAGTGTACACCGGCAATTGATGTCGTCTACTCCGTCGTTTGGAAACATGGAACCGTTTGGAAACGGCTCATCAATCGGAATCGGCCCAGCCGCCTCGTTCATGACGTGGCTTTCGCGAACGCGGGAATCGCCGACCGTGTTCCACGCCTTGTATCGGAACCCTTGCGCCGCCGCCGATTTCAGACCGGCGGATTCGATCGCTTTCCCGATTTCGTTTTGCGCAATCAGACCGGCGCGCTCGTTCAACAACCCGGTCCGTTCGCGGGCTATGGCGCGTTCGAGTTTGTCGCCGGTCAGGCCCGTCGCCTCTTTCTCGGCCCGGAATTTCGCCAGCCGTTCGGCGCGTTGCGGGTCGAGGCCGATGCTGTCGCGCACGAGCCGCGACGTTTTTTGCACGCCGAGTTGTTCTTCAATCCCTGTTGCGATTGCATTCGCGATCGCGGTCTTTTGCTCCTCGGAAACGTACTTCACGAATTGCGCCGCATGTTTCCGCGCCTCATCGATGATAGTTTGCTGTGTTGTCCCGGTCATAGCATTGTAGTACGCCTCGGACAGCAGCCCGGTCATGAACTCCTCCAGCACGGCGGCTTCGAGCGTTTGCCCCGCGATTTCCTCGATCGCGTCCATGAACTCGTCCGTGAACAACCCGGCCATTCGGTCCGCGCCTCCTACGTCCTGACCCGTTTACCAGCGAATTTGCCCATGATTTGCGCGACGGCATTTTCCGGCACGGGCTTCCGCGCGGATTCGAGGGCATCCGCAATGCCGCCCGCAACCTTGCCCGCGATCATGTCCTTCGCCTTCATTCGGGCCTCCATTGCGACCGCCGGGGAGACCGTCGCCGGAATGGCGCCAGTGTTCGGTATCGATGTCACGGTCGCCTCGACGTTGATATCATTTAACATTTGGGCGATCTGGCCCTCGTTCCACCCCTCGTCGCGAAGTTGAGTCGTAATCGGAATCCCGGCGTTCTTGTTGGTGAGCCGCGTTTGCGCCAGCGCCTGCGGGAGTTGCGTGTGCGCATCGGCCCAGACGCATTCGATGTCCGTTCCGTTGCCGTCGGCAATGCCGGATATGCGAGCCATGAATGCCATGAGCGATTCCCACGTGCCGCCGAGTATGATCTGGTATCGCGCGATTTTCGACAGCAATGGCGATTCGAGCGCGCGTATCGCTTCCCCGGACGGCGTGCCGCCTTGCCCGGCGAAATAATAATGCGGCGTCGCCGACAGGACCGCCATCGCATCGCGGAGGTCTTCCATAGGCCGCAGGTAGTTGTCCGGCGATGACGATGAAAATGAACCGACCGTCACGGGCTGGTCGCCCGCCGCGCTGCCGGGCAATTCGAGAATCGTGCCTGGACCTATCGGCCATTTCTGATTCTTCTCGAAATTGCCGATCGCGTACCGCTGCGGGAAACTGGTATATTCCGAAGCCACCATCATGTCGTTTAAAATTTTGTTCAACGCGTCTTGCAACGACAGCACGCCGGTCGTGAGTTCGCCTGTGTTCGTATCCGACCGCAACCGGAAATGGAACACGGGAATCTGGCCGAACTGGTTCGGTTCAACCGGCGAATCCGACACGGGCCGGAACGATTGTGCAGAAATAGGATTCTCATCGTTAGCAACATAATGCTCGATTCGGTCCGGGTAATACAGGTTCAGCCGCCGCCGCTTTTCGACCGTCCAGATTTTGCATGCGAACCGCATTGTCTCCGGTTCGTTCTCGTCGTATACGGCATGCACGGTCCGGGGGTCGTGATAGTATGCGCGCGGCGCGCCGTCCGTGCCCGGCCACGCCACGACAAACGATTCGCCGGTTATCAGCGCGCCCAGATGCACATCGTTCGCTATGCGGCGCACGTGCCGTTTCCACAGGTCCGCCAGCGCGTCGTTATCGATGTCCGGCGCGTTCCACGATTGAATAACGAGTTTGTTCAACGCGGCATCGATGATCGTCTGGCACCAGTTTTTGCGGAACACGACGCCGCGCTTGATGATGTCGGTGAATTTTGGGTTGATGAACGCGATCGGATGATCGCCGCGATAATACTGCATTCGCATATCGTGCGCCTGCATTTTGGCGATCAGTCCGTCGTAGCATCGTTTGAGGTCCGAGTCGATCATGTCACGAATATAATACACCTGTTGTCAGAAAGTCAATATGTATATTAGTGCGCGGTTACAGTTGCCGGCGCCCGCTTGTGCAATTCGGTAATCGCATATACGAACGCATCGAGCCGGTTCGGGCTGGCCTGTCCGGGTTCACCTGTGAACGAACACAGTTCGTCTTCCAACTTCGGGAACATTCCTACATGGTGGATTTTGTGCTGTTCGGCCAGCGCCGCCACGGGTTCGGCCCGCGTGATTTTGCCGCGCGACGCGTGAACGCTGCGCAACGGAACATGCCTGTCTACCGTGCGAATCGTGTGCTCCACCATCTCGCCGCCCTGATTCGTTTCGTACACGATTCGGTCCGCCTCATACAGAATGAACGCATCCACCGCTGTTTTCGCCCACACGTCCGGCGACGCTTTCAGCGAGAGGTCGGCGATCACGTAGTAGTGGTCGCCGCCCTTGCCGCAGACCACGATCCCGGCCTCGTCGCCCGTCCTCGTGCATGTCGGATCGACGGCCACGACTACGCGGTCGAGGCGGCCCGGCGCAACGTCCACTCGGTCGAGTTCGATGTTGGCGCGGGTCCACAGCGCGCCGGGGATCTCCTCCACATCCTCGGCCTCGATCTCCTGACGGTATGACAGCGCGGTCATGTCGCTCGCGATTTCCGCCAACGCCGCTTGCGAGATGTGCGGGTTCGCATGGCTGGCGAAATGGAACGCGGCCCAGCGCCCGTTGCCGTGGTTCTCGGCGGCGCGCTTGTACAGTTTCGATGCGTACCGCCTATCGTGCGCTTTGGAGATGCCTGCAGACCGCACGGACGGCGGCGTGTAAATGAACACGGCGTCGCCGTCGTTGTCCATCAACATCGGCGCGCCAACGACTTCCCACGCATCCTCGTTCATCAACTGGAACTCGTCGAGTATCAGGAGGTCTGCGTAATCGCCGCGCAACGTGTCGGCGTTGTACGCCGTCTTCGCGCGGATTCTGGACTGCGTATACGGGCGTTCGATGAAGTGCATCGTCTCGTTCTTCGTGTACACCCCGGCATCGATCGGTTCGCGAAGCGCGCGCTTTACCTCGTACCAGAACGTGCCGATTTGCTCCTCGGTCGGGGTTGCGTACAGGATGCGCCGGTTTTTGAGAAATTCGCGCACGGCCAGTATCGCGCATCCAACCGTTTTACCGCCGCGCCGCCCAGCCCGGATCACTTTGCGTTTTGCCGTGTCCTCGATGAACCGCGCCTGTTCCGCGTGGGCCGTTCGCAACCGAACGGCGTAATGTCTGGACTGCGGAACCGAGTCAGGGCTTATCATCGTAAACCACATGAATAATACAGGGTCCCGCGTTCGGCCCGGACACTTCCGATTTGGCCGGGGCGTCGTCTCCGAACAGTTTTCGGTACGACTCGTTTATGCAGCGGGCCTCCCTGATTGCATTGACGTCTCCGGCGGCTATTCCGGGCTGCAACTTGATCAGCAGTGCCTTTAGTTGTTCGGCCTCCAGTGTGCGCCGGTGCTGTGCCTCCTCCGTGCATGTCGCATCGATTTTTTTATACCTCCGTTTGCACGCGAGGAACGCGCCGGATTCGCTGAGTCCAACGGCGCGCCCGCACTGGAGGTAGGTGGCGCCCGATTTGCGGAGTTCCCAGATTTTTTCTTCGCGGTCGAGCGCGATCAACGCACGCCTGCTTCGTTTCGATTCACCCATTGCAAATCATCCCATAAAACGTTATGTTCACCGCGAGTCTCCTTTTGATGTCACCAGAATATATTCCGGGAACTTTTTCGCGAACAGTTTCGCCTTGATTTTCCAGTCAGGGGTTGAGCGCCCGCCGCCCTTGAAATCCATCGCTATTTTTTGGCCGGTTGCAACGTTTTCGTAGGTGAAATCGATCACCATTTTGATTGCCCTGATCTTTTTACCTTCCGGCGTCGTGAATCCGTCCTGTAAAATGAACTTCGCCTGGCGTTGTAGTCTACGGATTATCCCGGCGGATTGCAACCCTAAAAGCCGATGCCAGCAGGCGCGTTCGCCCAAGGAATCGAAAAAGAGAACCTCGTGCGGCGGGTCAAACTGCGTTTCGTGCGTTTTCCCGCCCTCTCGCGACAGGGGTATATCACAGGTGGTACAGGTGGCACATTTGGTGTTTCGATACTTTGCAGGCCGTTTCATCGCTGGCGGCGCAGGAACATCCTCGCCACCGGCAACCATTTTTCGGTATGTTTCGACCGGGATTTTTTCGCCGTGCTTCATTTTGCTTCTCCCGGTTCGCAATTTTGCCCCGTGTCGCGTCTTCGCGCACTCCAAGCCCAAAGACCCTTTGGTTGTGTCGTTTTCGCGTTGTGGGCGATTCTAGGGGCATTCCCGGCTATGTTGCCGGGATGTACCGCCAGAGATTCCCGGAGATTTTTCCATTGCCGCCCGCCAAGTTTCATTTCCAACTGTACCAGGTTCGGGGTTTTCATATATCCCATATCAACCGTCCTTTCCACGACGCCTCTTTATTTCCTCAGGCTCTTTCCCCTAATTTCCAGCGGCAGCATTGGCCGCAGCCGGTCGAATATGGCGTCAACGGTCGTTGCATTTTGCGGGATTCGCTGTTTCAGCCACTTCGCCAGTTCCACGGGTCCAAAATTCGATGTCACGATGATATACCGGCCGCCTATCTGGTACCGGGCATCAACAGCCCGGAACAGCGTAGTAATACTGCGTTCGTTCCACCGCCCCTTGTCGAGGTCATCCAACAACAGGTATTGCGGGGCAATCAGGAAATCGGGAGATTCGCTCTGGTACCCGGCGTCAACACGGGCGCAGATGTCAGATGCGGCATATTCGGCGATTACGAGGCCTTCACCGTTTCGCAAAACGGGTTTACTCATAACGGGGTCGTGCGCCAGCATCCATTTCAAAAGGGCCGTTTCGAGTACGCGGTTCAGCATGCACCTGGCTAAAAATGACTTCCCAACGCCGACCGGCCCGGATATGATAGCGTTGCTTTTGCCAGTCCAATTTCTGGCGTACTCGTGCGCGGCCTGCTCATACGCGGCGTTGCTTTTCGAGAACCGGCACGACACAGCCGGAATGTTGCCTTCGCCGTCTCGTAAAAGGCAGCCAAACGACAGCATCTCGTCCTTGAACGCCGCCCATATCGCCCGCTTTTGGCAGGCCTTGCAGATCCATGACCCGCTACACGGGGTAACTGGTACTGTTCCGCACTCGCGGCAAGGCCTCTGCCTGGCGCAGTGATCGTCTTTTCGCTCGATGCACTCCAGGCAGGCATCGAACGGTTCGGGTGTTGCGATTGCCGTATCCATAATCATTCGCTCTCCGTTTCATTTTTGGCGAAGCCCATATCAATAGCGAATTCGAGATCTGTTTTGTGGTTCGGATCGACGCGCCCGTATACGCCCTCAATCGTTTTCGCCACCGAATCGGGCCGGATAAACCAGTCAATGTTTGCCCGCCACCCGCGGTCGTTTGAGCCGGTCAAAAACGGGATCTTCGGGATAGCCGCGATTGCATCGCGAAACGATTCCCGCCACTGGCGGTCTTTCAGTCGTTCCCGGAGCGCCTTCCGGCGGCTGGCCGTCATAGAGGCTTTCGGGATCCCTGTCCGTTTCGCCATGATGTTCCATTCGACTAGTATATCAGCGGGTGAAAGGGAGGGGGGGCGCGGGGCTTGCCCCGCCTCCGCCTCTGCCTCTGCCTCTGCCTCTGTCTCTGTCTCTGTCTCTGTCTCTGTCTCTGTCTCTGGTGTATCACTTTGATATCGTGTTGATATCATGTTGAT